ATCTTTCTTGCGCAGCAAACCATATGCTTCTGGTGGTATTATCCATCCATGACCAATCCTTGATTTTTTCACGTTCATAGTGAATCATCCCTCTTTCGGCATCGGTGATAATGTAAGAAGCTGTTGGGGAAGTAATAAAAGGATTGATAATATAACCTTGCGGAAAAACATTATCATGATTTACCATGTTAAGGTCATTAACACCGGCATAAGTATTGTTGTTATCACTACCGACAGAGGTTCTAAACTGGCTACCGAGTAAAATACCCGCTACCATCCAATTACTAGAGCCGGTTACCAGTTTCTTTGCTTTAACCTGCGCATAAGTACCGCTTATTTGCTTGAGCTGCGAAATCGCAGTGATAGCATTTTGAATACCGATTTCACTTAAAGCAACGTTAGTCGTATTGCTGGAAGTAGCACCCCCGTCTATCGGATGGGCAGAAAACAAAGGATATCCGTCGGCCACGGTAGTAACATTACCGAGATTTAGAATATTTGCCGCAATCTGGTTTTTTGTCTCCCGAAGAGCTTGAGCAAGTGCCTTAGCCTGTTTTGGAAACAGATTTTTATACAGGTTATCATTCATCGCCTCATCGGTTATACTAAACGAAGTACCGTAAGTTTTATGTTTATACATCGTTTGGTATTTAACGGTCATCGTATCTTGAGCTACGGATGATCCTTCAAGCTTTTCAACTGCAGGAGCTAAGGCTCTGATTTCGTCTTCAAATTCAAAGGCACGCTCAGAAGGATATGTTTCAAACATTTCCTTCCATAAATCAGGATAATCTTCATATAAACCTATAACAGCCTTTAAGCCCGGACGGAGTAGGTTATAAATCGATTGAGTATTAATAGCCATTTTATATTACCTCATTATATTTTTATTTTTAACCGTTACCCTATAACTACACTTGCTGTTCCAATCTTATTAGCATGATTATTGATAACTACTAACACGTTTAAGAACGCTGTATTTAAGTATGTACCGGCAGTGCCGTTACCCGGTTGACCGTAAGTCCCGGGTACATTTCTTGAATCCGGTGTAAACCCTAATACTTTAAGTTCTCTAGTAGTATTTCTTGAATATTCATTTCTACCGTCATTAGCTGATGGAATGGCTGCTGTCGCTGTAATAGACGGACAAGCATAAAAAGTAGATACTCCCCATGGATTACCATTAGCCGTACCCTGATTAGCTATAAGCGGGTTATCGGCATAATTTTGTACTATTCCATTTAATGTAATGGTTGATAAACTACCGGATCTTCCAGCAACCGCACCAGTTGGACCTCTACCTGTTAATAATGCTACATTACTACCTATTACGCAGCTATTAGCTATAGTTGCATTACTCGCAACTTGACCTGTGTTAGGCCATGTTCCGTTTTGAACTTGCAGGCAAGGTAATGTTAAAAACTGTGTAGGAGTAGTAATAAAAGACCCCATATAAGTTCCTAATTGTATATCCCAAATAACATAAGGATCGTCAATAATAGTAGCCATAACAGGTTGACCGTTTGTAGCAGTTCCTGCTTGCCAGTATTCTTGAGAAATATAAGTGCCGTTTGGTGTATAATAAGAACATCCTTGAAATACGCCGACAATAGGTTGTGCAACAGCAGTAGAAGAGGTTGTTGCCGTACCTGCTGCTTGTAAAGTAACAGTCGGATTATATAATATAATTTCTGACTGCTGACCTTGGTAACCATTAGCTACTACATTATAATCCGTTCCCGTAACACTATAGGCAACTGGATCGCCTTTATTTAATGAAAGGCTAGTTGTTGCTATCGTATAATTACTATTTGTTTTTATATCATTAACACCGCTGATTAAATGACCGTAAGGTCTTAAACCAAAAGGTGAATTTACGCCGTAAGCCATAAATTTACTCTAATAAATATGATTAAAAAAATATTCTTCTATGGGACTTAACCCAATATCTTGTTTTTTGGAAAATTATCTATTAGAAGGCTAGACGAACCCATGAAGCTTACAGCTTCCCGACATGATGCGGAAAAAACCTAGTTTTTTGCGGAGATAAAACTACAAACTCAAAGACGCCCTTATAGTTGTGGCAAACTTTTTACTTAAGTTAATTTTAACAAACTAAAATCAAATGATCAAGACCATTACGTAATAAAATATAGTATCAGTTATATTTTATATTGAATTAAATTCAAACTTAGTCTAAACTGAACTAAACCAAATTAATTTAAAATGCAAGTTTCAACAATACATAAGGCTAAAACTCATTTATCCAATTTAATAAAAAAAGTTGAAGATGGAGAGGATGTTATTATTTGTAAAGCAGGCAAACCTATTGTTAGATTGATTAAATATCAAAAACTATTATCACCCCGCCGGCCCGGTATTTGTAAAGGCAAAATTAAAATGTCTGAAGATTTTGACGAATTACCTCCCGCATTATTATCTAAATTTTATGATAAAATATAATGAGTTATTTATTAGATACCCATACATTTATTTGGTGGATAGAGGATAATGTAAATTTATCTTATCAGTCGAAACAAATTATCAGCAATCCGAATAATCTTATTTTTGTTAGTGCCGTTAATACCTGGGAGATTACTATTAAAAAATCTTTAGGCAAACTTAGTGTTCCAAGTAACTTGGAAGAAATAATATTACAATGTGGTTTTGATATATTACCTATAACTATTAAACATACACTTTCTATCGAAAATTTAGATAAATATCATGATGACCCTTTTGATAGACTTCTTATATCTCAAGCTATAATTGAAAATTTAACCATAATTACTAGAGACGAGAAAATTATTAAATATAAAGTTCCTTATATTTTAGCTTAGATTAATAGAAATTAACTCGTTGAAAAAATCATAACAGATACTCCTTCCGGAATATCGGGTAACATCTCACCTGAACTATCGGTTAAAACTATGGTTACGGAATTTAATTGTCTTACAATATCATAACCCATTCGCGGCGCTAAAGGAGGCGTGCTGTTATTATTGGCACAGCTTATAAATACTCCATAATTCAAATTACCCATCGGACTTGTAAATGTAATGACATATTGAGAATTACTGTTATTATAAGTTACTCCTGAAACGTTACAGCTAGAGGAAACTGCAATTGTTCCGGAAGTGTTACTAAATCTGCACCAGGCTTTAGCAGTATTAACTGACTTGAATATACCTTCTATGGTTAGATTGTTAATGCCTGTAATATTCCCCTCAGTATCGACTAAAACACTATTTAGGTTTAAAGCCGAATTAGTCCCGTTTGAAACGATACTGAGTACTCCCCCGCTATCGGCGTTGGTAATTAAATCATTGTTAATAATTATATTCCCTGCCGTAATCTGATTTACAACTATCACAGTACCTAAACTTATCGTTGGATTACCGCCTACTCCGCTCGGGTTGGTAATTACTATATTACTACCGTTTACAAGCGATATTAATGACCAACTATTTGTTTCCGGATCAAGAGCAAGTATTCCGGGCGTTCCGTTTGCAAGTTCGCTTATCGCTGAAATAAGACCGGGCAACTTAATGTCAAGTGTTCCGCTTGGAGGAGATACAGGGCTACCCGTTACCGTAATTGAATTATCGGAGCTCGTCAAAGTCAATTCGGATATACCGTTTACTCCCCCGCCGAAAGGAATTATTCCCCAGCTACCGTTAGTAGTGGCAGTATCGTCTAAATATATCGTGATGACCTTACCTACGGCAATGCTTGTCAGTAGTGTTGCTTGATCATTTAGGACAATATTAAAACTATTTGCCCCAATATTATTAAAGGTAATTGAAAATCCCGGAGTAGTTTGTGTTGCGTCAGGCAAGAAAATATTTAAGTTGCCTACGCTAGCACTAACCTCCATCATATCCGCTACGGTAACATTAGCGGTATTTGCAGAATATGGATAATCTAGTTGGATGTTAGTGGTTAAAGTTATTTTTACGCAACTATTTATTGATGGAAAAAATGCCATAATATTTATATTTTTATGTCTAAAGCGTTTTCGGTCGGTTCGTTGTGATTAAAATTATAAGCCTTGGATTCAGTAGCCATTTTTAATGAGTATTCATTATGTTTTTTTCTCTCCATCGCCCCGATTTCTTTTTCTCTTTTAAGTAAAATACAATCTCCTTCACATATATAGACTTTTGCTACCTCATCTAAGTCAAAAAGATCGCTCGGAATTCTATCCGGATCATCACTGACTTTTACCGGTCTCCATCCCCTTTTATATGCCATACTTAAAGCCGTATCCATTTGACCTTTTATGCTCCGTCTTTCCCAATAATATTCAAAACCCGGTTCTATTACATAATCCGGAATAGTTAAGGGGCTAATATAGTCATGGTTATAAAAATTTCTATTTTCGTCTTTATCAAACATTCTATTTTCCGTATCTCTTGTTCTTCTTTCATTTTTCATATTAATTACGCTCTATTTTTATATTGATATTTTAAATACTGCTCTTCACTCATTTTTAGTTCTCTAGCCATCTGCTTATCAAAATCCGACAAGGTAATACGTATTTTGTTAGAACCCTGATTGCTAAAGTTATTTCTAACCCCTCCGACATTTGAACTGGTATAACCCTCTTTTGGTTTTTTTATCTTAATGCTATCGACAAATTCATCGAGTACGTCAAAATAAGCATCGGATAGGATTTCATCTTCCCTCCCAGTCTTTTT